CGGGGGACGCGGGTGTCGAGCACGTAGGTGACGACGCGGCCGGATCGACCGGCGACCCAGTTGGCGACGTCGCCGAGCAGCAGCTTGGCGTCGCCGAGCAGCACCGAGCCGAGCACGACGGCGACGAGCACGGCGACCACGGCCACGACGACGACCACGAAGCGCAGCCGCGAGACCACGGGGTGCCGGTCGGTCGGGCTGACGCCGCAGGTGTACCTCAGGTCGGTGATGACCTCATAGGCCGTGAAGCCCGCGAGGCCGTCCAGTCGGCACAGCACGCGGTGGGCCGCCTCCATGTTCATCAGCGGGACGGGGTTGATTGAGTTGCTGAAGAACTGCAGCTGCCCGCTCGGCCGACCCGCCGCAGGCTCCGACCACCACTGCATCATCTGCTCGCAGTACTGGAGCATGCCGGTCAGCTTGTCGACGCCGTAGGGTGAGTGCACCATGTACGACCCAGTCACCCAGGGGCCGCGCGGCAATCGGCCCAGGATCAGCTCGCGCGCCTCGGCGCCGTCCCACCGGCCCTCCCTGAGCATGGGGGCAATCGCCTCGCCCGTCTCGATCCGGTTGAACCAGCGGAAGATGGCGGTGGCGGGCACCACGAAGTGGCTGTGCCGCAGGGGGTCGCGGATGTTCTGCCGGAACCACACCGTGACGCGGTCTAGCTCGCGGTAGATGTTGGTGAAGCCGACCCGCTGCATGACGGGGTCCTCGGTCCAGGGCGCCGGGTCGCCCCGGCGGCGCAGGAGGTACACGTTGTGCCGCTCGCGGCTGTAGCGGAAGAAGTCGTCTGCGTGCCTCACGACAGGGTCCCCAGGAGCATGAGTGCCAGGATGACGACCGCGAGGCAGCCGCAGCCGCCGCGCGGCCACAGCGCCCCGAGGACGCGGAACGGGATGGTGAAGACCACCGGCCAGTCACCCACGGAGCCACCCCCGCACGAGGTCGGCCGCCCCGGCCCGGTCAGTCGTCGCCACGTACACGCCCGCCTCCTTCAGCTTGTCGCATGCACGGCGGATCGTGCGGATGCGGTTGGTGGTGTTGGCCGGGTTGAGCGGCCGCACGTCGCCACGGTCATCGCGGCGCTTCTGAATGCCGGCAAGGCAGTCCTCCAGCGGGGTGTCGATCAGCACGATGCGCAGCTCATGATCCCGCCGCCCCAGGGCGGGCTCTGCGAGCTTGTCGCGCAGCTCGATCGTGCGCCGCGTGTCCTCGCTGGCCAGCAGGCCCTCAAACAGGACGTGGTCGTGGTGCTGCGCCGCGAGCGCGACCTGCGCGAACACCTTGGTCAGGTCGGGGATCGTGTCGCACCCGCCGCACGGCGTCTCGTAGTGCCCGGGGATGCCCAGGGATGCCCAGGACGTGCCCCCGAGGGGGCCGAGCTGTCCCGAGTACCCAATCGGCTGCCGTCGGCCCTCCTGCCTGTGCCGGGTGCGGTTGCGGACGTCGGCGAGGACGGCGCGCACGATGTGCGACTTGCCCGACCCGGACGTGCCCCTGAGCTGGATGATCACGTCACCAGCTCCCGGTGATCAGGGACGCCAGGGCGTATGCCGCCAGGCCCGCGACGATTAGCTCAGGGCAGCAGAGCGCCACGACCACGACGACGATGAATATCAGCCACCACAGCATCTTACTTCTCCATCAGCCGCAGCGCGCACCAGGCTGCCGCGGCGGTCCCATTCTTCGCCCCGCCGGTCGCGGCCCAGACGCCCGGGCGGACCTCCTGGAGCAGCGCGGGGGCGGTGCCCAGCACCTTCCTGTCGACGTAGGGACGGGCGCCCAGGATCGTGCGCGAGCGCAGTGCGGCGTCGACCGCCTCCCGCCGCACGATCGCGGCGAGCTGGTCGCCGACGGGGACCCTGACCAGCGCCGACCCGTCGCCGGTCCAGCACAGTCCGGGGTCGAGGTTGACCCCCACCACCTGCCGGTAGGGTGCCCAGGCGCGGATGAAGTCGTGCTCCAGGGTCGCCTCCGACCGCGTCGCGACGCCCCAGCGGGGGGTGACGACGCCGCGCAGCTCGGGCAGCAGGTGCTCGGTCCAGATGCCCGCGGCGACGACGACCATGCGGGCCTCGACGCGCTCCCACCCAGCGGTCGTGGAGTACACGACCTGCGGGGGCTCCAGGCCGTCGTCGGACTGCAGGACGTGCTCCACGTTCCCGCGCCGGTCGTCAGCCTCGTCGGTGAAGTCGCCCGTCAGCGGGTCGAGCAGCACCTGGTCGGGCCGGACCCAGTAGCAGTCGGCGAACGCCATGCCGTTGACGCGGAATGGGCGGCGCTCGAAGCTGCTGTATAGGCTGGCCAGCAGGTCCATCGCCGGGGTGAAGTCGTCGCCGAGGCGGCTGAGCCACGAGGGCTTCATGACGCACCCGGCGGCGTTGCTGCCCCGCGTCTCGTGCGCCGCGTCGATCGCGACGACCCGGCGCCCCTGGCGGCGCAGGGCGTGTGTGATGACCCGCCCGAACAGTCCACCGCCCACCACGACCGCGTCGGCCTTCTCCGCACCGGTCACGGCCGCGCCCCCTCCTGGGCGTCCATCAGCATCGTCTCTGCCTGGTCGAGAAGCAGCGCCGCGGTCGGTGAGTGGTCGCCCCAGCTCGACAGGCCCCCGATGGCCTCGTGGATGTCGTTGAGCGGGCCGTAGTGGCCCGAGCGGTGCGACTTCCACTTGCACAGCACCGTCTCGACCTCCTGGACGCGGATGTGCCGCTGGCGGTTGTGGGGGCACTGGAGGTCGGCAAAGGCGCCCAGGAGGTGGTCCACGACGGCGTCGCGCGTGGCGACCGGGTCCCTGGGATGCACCTTGTCGCTGAAGCCCCCGCTGACGCGCCACGCCTCGATCGCCGCGGCCTGTGGGTTGTCGAACATGAAGACGGCCGCGCGGCTGAAGTCCAGGTCGTTGAGGCCCAGGGCGTCGACCATGTCGGCCACCTTGAACGCGATCCAGGGGCCGAACCCCACCAGCGTCTGCGTGCGGCGGATGATGTCCGCAACGCCGACGCCCTCGGGCATCTTGCCCTTCTCCTGGGCGCCGTAGCGGATGAAGTCCAGCACGTGCTCGGGCTTGGCGAAGCGGGCCTGGAGGTCGATGCGGCTGAGGTTGGCGTTGCGCGCCCTCCAGTGGCGCCGCTCCTTGTTGCGCGGCCAGCGGCCGTCGTCGGTCGCCGGGCAGCCGCCGGTGTTGTCGGCCACCTCGGCGAGCAGCTGCCAGTAGGCGGGGCCCTCGCGCTCGCTCAGGAGCGACGCGACGCCCATGTGGTACGTGCACCAGTAGCCCAGGAGCCACCGGGCGAGCTGCGCGTCACCCATGTTCGCCTGCTGGAGCATGACGTAGGCGGGGTCCAGGTCGCGGGTGAGGATGAGCTGGCGGCCGAACTCCACGACGCCGAGCTGGGGGTAGGTTGCGGTCACTTGCGGGACTCCAGGATTGCCTCCAGGGCCGTCAGAAAGACGTACCCCAGGAAGATGACGACAATAGCGAGGAGGGCCCCTGCGGCCCACCCCAGGAGGTACAGTGCGATGTCCCTCACGACAGGGGCTCGATCAGCTTGATCAGGCCGGTCGCCGGGTCCGTCTCGACCCCGTAGCCGAGCGTGATGCAGAACATCGTGACCGTCGTGACCGCCTTGAAGTTGTTGGCGTCGTCGGCCTTGTTGAGCTGCGTGACGATGTCGGCCCAGCGGGCCTCACCGCTCACCAGCAGCCCCAGAAGCTCCTCGCGCTCGGCGCTGATCGTCTCGGTGCGCGGCTTGCCCGCCGGGATGCGGAAGGCGTAGCTGCCGTCCTTCTGGCGCTTGGCGCGCTGCTTGCCGCCCTCGGTCGGCATGCGGATGGCGCCGTCGTCAGCCTTGGGCTCGCGCGGCTTGCGGATCGTCCCCGCCTGCGACCCACGCTTGGCCGGGGCCTTCTTCTCGGGGGCCGGGGCGACCTTGCCCTGGTCCTCGTACAGCGTGTTCTCGGCCCAGTCGAGGCCGCGGGGGGCGGTCGTCCTGCGGCTGGCGGCCTCGTCGCTGACCTGCTTGCGGTCGGCCTCGCTGAGCTGGACGACCTGCGCCGACGGGTCCCCGTCGCGGCGGACCGCCTGCCTGATCTTCTGCTGGGCCAGCTCGTCCTCGCTGGCGCTGAAGGTGTCGGCGGCCTGCTCCTTCGCGACCGTGTCTCGGTAGGCCTCCAGCATGGCCCAGGTGCGCTTGACGGCGGCCTTGTTGTCCTTAAACCGCGCCGTCGACTGCTTGCCCAGGTTGGACGCGACGAGGTTGTGGAGGGTAGCCAGCTCTGGGCCGGTGCGATTGAGGAGGCTGACGGTGCCCTTCGGCATGGTCTGGTCGACGGCGGCGGGGGTGTACGTGACGTTGGCGAAGGTCGCGGTGTTATCGGTCATGTCTGGTCCTCGTCTTCTGTGGGGCGGGTCCCCCCGCCAGCCCAGCCCTTATCCGACCGGCGCCGACGAAAGTAAAGTGCCCCGCGTCGATTTATTTTTCAGCCGCCGAGGTCCTGGTGGCATCCCAGCTCCTCGGCCGACAGGTGGATGAACCGGGCAGCGGCTGCGCGGTTCGCCGAGTCGTTGTACCACAGGTTGCGCCCCGACGGGTGGGGTACGATCGCAGCCCGCACCAGGACGCCGTCCAGGATGTAGTCCCTCCAGCACAGCACCTCGTCGGTGGGGAAGCGGAAGGCCATGCCGACGCCCCGGCCCAGGAGCAGGAGCGGGCGGGGGGCGAGGTCCTGGGCGAGCCCCGCGGCGAGGGGCCGGGCGCGGCCGACCGGGAAGGTGGGGCCTGGGTACTCGCCCAGGAGGTTGGCCCGCGCGAAGGTGCGCAGGTACTCGCCGCGCGTGTACCCGAGCATGCGCCTCAGCCTCCCCGCGGCCGACTGGTCGGGGTAGGGGTACAGGGGCATGTCGGCCCGCGTCCGGGGGCCGGGGGCCTCCCCCACCAGCGCGAGCCGGTGGGAGGGGTGGACGGGGGTCCGCAGGACCTGGAGCAGCTGGCGGGTGGCCTCACTCACCGCAGTCACGCTGACCCGTCTGCGGATCGATGACGCAGGCCGAGCCGTACTGCGGGGCGGCCGCCTCGCCCGCGTCGTCCTCGTCGGACATGATGCCGAACCGCTTGCCGTCCTTGCGGAAGGTGGTGCCGCCCTTGACGCGGGCACGCCACATCTCGCGGTACACCTCCTTGAACTCCTCCCAGCTGACCGAGCCCTCCACGTTGACCGTCTTGCTGATGGCGCTGTCGATGTAGGGGACGCAGGCCTTGAGGACGGCGAGGTGGTCGCTGACCGAGCAGTCGCGGGTGCGGCGGCCACGGGTGCCCAGGAAGGCGTAGCCGTAGTCCTCCAGCATCGTCTCGCGCGGCCCCTCGAACGTCTGGTACGTGCGGCGGACCGAGTAGGCATAGACCGGCTCGCACCCTGAGCTGACGTTGTCGGCGCACAGGCTGATGGTGCCGGTCGGCGCGATCGAGGTGAGGTGGCTGTTGCGCAGGCCGTGGGACCTGATCAGCTCCTTCACGTCGTCGGGCAGGCGCGGCCACATGGCGGTCAGCTGGAAGTCGCCGAGCGACCAGAGGGGAAACGGTCCCTTCTCCTTCGCCAGCAGGGCCGACGCGCGGTACGCCTCGTCACGCAGGATGCGCAGGACCTCGTGCTGCGAGGCGATGAAGCCCGGCGAGCCGTAGGGGTGGCCCAGAGCCTCCAGGGCGTTGGCCAGCCCGGTCACGCCGAGGCCCATACGGCGCTTGGCCTTCGCCTCCTTCTCCTGCTCGTACAGCGGGTAGGTCGTCCGGTCGACCACGTTGTCCATCGCGCGGACGACCTCGGGCACGTCGGCGATGTATGCGTCATAGTCGAACTCCCAGCGCACCACCTCCCGGTTCTCGGCCGCGACCCACTCGCGGACGCCGCCCCGCAGGTACTTCACCAGGTTGAACGAGCCCAGGAGGCAGGCGCCGTAGGGCGGCAGGGGCTGCTCGCCGCAGGGGTTGGTCGCCGCGATCGTCTCACAGTGCCGCAAGTTGTTGTCGTCGTTGATGATGTCGATGAACAGCACACCGGGCTCGGCCCAGTCCCAGGTGCAGCGCATGATCTCATCCCACAGGTCGCGGGCGCTGATTGTGTCGTACAAGCGGCCCTCAAACCGCAGGTCAAAGCTGTCGTCAGCGCGGTCGAGCGCGCGCATGAACTCGTCAGTGATGCCAACCGACATGTTGAAGCCGGTCAAGGCGCCGTCTTTCTGCTTGGCGTGGACGAACTCGCGGATGTCCGGGTGGTCGACCCGCAGCACCCCCATCTGCGCGCCCCGGCGATGGTCGGTCGAGGAGGTGCACAGGCCGACCTCGTTGAAGATGCGCATGAAGCTGACGGGCCCGGTCGCCCGGCTCTTGAGCTTCTTGATCAGCTCGCCGCGCGGTCGGATCGTGCTGAAGTCGTAGCCGATCCCGCCACCCATCCGCATCGTGGTGGCCGCCTCCATCGCTCGATCCATGATCGAGCCCTTGCCCTGGACGAAGCTGTCCTCGATCGAGCCCGAGACGAAGCAGTTGTAGGCGGTCACGTTCTTGGTCGAGCCAATCGCCGACTGGACGCGCCCGGCGGGCATGAAGCGCTGGTCGAGCAGGACGGCGCGGAAGGCCTGGTAATGCTCGGGCGTGTCCTGGAGCGCGCCCGCCACGCGCCCCATTGCGTCGCGGAAGCTCTCGCCCTCGCCGCGGTACTTCTTGGCGTGCTGGTAGTCTGCGAACTCAGTCCGCGGCCCGACGCTATTCTGTAGTGTCACTCGTGTCCTCCAGTCCTAAGACATCAGCAATGAGGGCGGCGCCCTCGATCATCACCCGCCTGAGCTCAAGCAGGTGCTCGCGGCTCAGCCTGCGGGCCATGAGGTCGCAGTTGACCGCGCCCCGGGCGGCCAGGAGCGGCCCCATCAGGAATGCGTCTATGCGCTCACCCCCGCCGGGGGGTCGTCGTACCTGCCCCGGCGCCCGCCCGGGGTCAAGGGTCACTGGACGACCAGGAGGCTGTCCGCCGCGCGCGTCACGCCGGTGTACAGCCACTCGCGCCGCGACGACCCGGTCCAGTCATCGAACAGCACGACCGAGCCCCACTGGCTGCCCTGCGACTTGTGGACCGTCAGGGCGTAGCCGTAGTCAAAGTGCTCGGCGTCGCGAAGCTCATAGTGCGGCACGTCCTGGCCCAGGAAGGGCGCCTCGTGCGCCGTGACCACCTGGTCGAGGGGCACGCCCTCGTCGCTGGTCAGGGACAGCAGGAGCTTGCCGCGCTCGCCCGCCGCGCGGACCGCGTCGACCGTCCACAGGGTCCCGTTGAGCAGCCCCATGTCGCGGTTGTTGCGCAGGCACACCAGCTTGTCGCCGGGCTCTGGGCGGGCGGGGTCGAGCCCCTTCAGGTCGCGGATGCGGCGGTTGAGCGCGATCCTCGTGGCGTTGCGTCCGCACAGGACCTGGTCTGCTGCCAGGACATGGTCAGGGTGGGGTCGGCCGCGCATGACCTCGGCGCGGCCCTGGTCGGTCGACTGGAGGCCCTGGGGCAGGGCGTGCCCCATGCGCGCCGCGGTCGCCAGCATGAGTATGGGGGAGCCCTCGGCCTGCCGGTGGACCTCGGTGAGCAGCACGTCGGGCCGCCCCTGCGTGAAGTAGCCGGAGCCCTTGACCGGGGGCAGCTGGGCGGGGTCGCCCAGGGCGAGGATGGGGGCGTCGAAGCTCAGCAGGTCCTCGCCCATCGGCTGGTCGACCATCGACACCTCATCGAGCGCCAGGACGGCCGCGCCGCGCAGCACGCTGTCCGGGTTGCGCTGGAAGAAGGGGCGCCCGGCGTCCTCGCGCTCGACCCGCAGCTTGTCGCGGACGGTGCGCAGCTCGGCCCTGATCCCGGCGTCGGGCCCCTCGGCCTTCTCGATCGCGGTGAGCAGCTTGCGCTCCTCAGCCTGCAGCTCCTTGAGCATGCTGCCCTTCTCACCCGCGGGCTTGTAGATGAGCTGGTGGATGGTGCTGCACTCGACCCCCTTGCGTGTGACGACCGAGGCGGCCTTGCCGGTGAAGGTCGCCGCCAGGACCGGGCCCCAGGTCACGTCCTGGAGCAGCCGCCTCAGGAGCGTCGACTTGCCGGTGCCCGCGTAGCCGAACAGGCGGAAGGTCTGCGGGACGGTTGCCCGGCTCTGCGAGCCCTGGGCGATGCGGTGTGCGTTCAGCCAGGACAGGACGCGCCGCTCAGCGTCCTCCTGCTGCGGTGACAGGTCCATTGGGCTTCCTCGTCTTCTGGTGGGCCGGCAGGGGGACACATCCCCCTGTTCGCCCCGGGTGCCCCCAGGGTCTGCGCCTCCCCTACCCGGGGAACCAACGTCGTGGGGGCGGACCGCGGCCCGCCCCGATCAGGGTCAGAAGGGCACGTTCTCGTCAACGCCGTTGGCGCGGCTCTTGGCCTCGCCCGCCTCGTTGGTCTTGAAGGCGCCCGAGCGGATCACCTCGTTGAAGCTGACCGCGGCCTGGAACAAGTCATCGCTCGGCGCGAGGCGCGCGCCCACCGCCGACTTGTCCTCACTGTCGAAGGCGACCTCGAACGTGTGCCACTCGCCGTCGTTGTTCTTGCGCTTCGCCGTGGTCAGGCGGAACTTGTGCGCGAACAGCGGGGGCTTGACCTTGCCCTGGCCCGACGGGTGCGGGATCATGATCATGTTGGCCTTGGTCATCATTGCCTTGTAGGGCTTGATGCGGGTCGAGGAGCACGACAGTACTGCCGGCACCGGGCCCTCGGGCAGGTTGAGGATCAGGTAGGCGTAGAAGGTCTCAACGAGGTCGTTGCCGTCGGGCGTGGTCAGCTCGTTGAACTTCTCCGACTGCTGCTTGGCCACCTGGACCAGCTCGCTGTCGACGGCGTGGCGGTCGACAATGCCACCGCCCTGGTTGCGGGGGCGCCACTCCACGAACTCGTGCGCGGTCGCGCAGACGACGACGCTCAGGCCGGTCTTGCCGTCGAACAGGTCATCTGTGACGGTGTTGTGGAACATCCCCGGCTTGGCCGCGTCAAGGCTCTCGACCTCGGGCGACTGACCCTGGAGGATGTCCAGGAAGGGGATTGCGAAGTCGTCCTGGCTCGTGCCCTCGAACCCGCTGTTGGCGTACTCGCCATAGTCAACGCTAGTCAGGGCGGTGCTGTTCTGCGCCTGGGTGGCGACTGCCTTGGTGCCGCGTTCGGCCATCTTGTTCACTCCTCGTTGCGGGGCATAGTTGTTGGGCCTGCCGCGCGTGACCCTCTGTTGGGGGTGTGAGCTGGACCCCCGGCGCTAGGTGACGACCCTGGGCCCAGGAGAGGGCGGGGTCAAGGGGGTGTTGGGGCGTCAGGTGATCTTAGCGGTCCGCTGGCGGAACACGCCGAACTGCTCCTCGGGGACGGCGCGGCCGTCCTCCAGCAGCTCGCGGATCAGGGACGACAGGGTGGACGGCTCGACCTTGCGGGCGAAGGTCGCAGGCAGGCCCCGCCCGCGCAGGTCGGCCGCGAGCGCGCGAGCGGCCTCGCGCTCGTCGTCGCCCTTGCCGAACGGGACCTCCACGCCCATCTTGATCACGACCTCGTGGCCGTTCTGCTCCAGCCAGTCCAGGTTGCGCTCCTTGACCGGTCCCTGCCCCATGCTGGCGCGGATCGCCTCCTTGATGACGATGTTCAGGCCGTTGCGGGTGCTGAACTTCTCCATGCCGACCTTGTCCATTAGCTCGGGCAGCTTGTGCTCGGCAATGTCCTTGAGCTGGTCCTGGGCCTTCTTCAGCTCACGCTGCACGCGCTCGACCTCATCTTGCCAGTGGCGCTGCTGCTCCGCGAGGTTGGACAGGGCCGCCAGGTCCCCGTCGCTCTGCGGGGCGTCCTCAAACCCTGTGTAGTCGTAGATCGGTTCGTCTGCCACGTCTTCTCACTCCTCTGGGGTTGCCTACAGGCCGGGCGCCTGCGTGACCTCGGTTCCGTCCTCCGTGAAGGCGACGCGCACGGCCTCATAACGGCGCGCACGGCTCTGCCACTGGAGGACATTGATGCCGCCGTGGATGCTGCCGAACGCGGCGGCCGCCATGGCGATCATCGTGGGGTTGCCGACCGCCAGCAGCCAGTCGTCTGCCGACGAGTCAGCCAGCATCTGGTCCATCTGCTCGACCGCGGTGTGGTCCCAGGGCTTGGCCTGGGTGTCCAGCAGCTCGACAATCTCCCCGTAGCGCTGGGCGTCGGTCAGGTCCAGGTGACGGCGCACGACCTCACCCGAGCGCAGGCGCTCAGTCGGGTACTGGGGGATCATCACCACCGGCAGGCGGCGGCGGGCCAGTACGGGGCGCCGGGGCGGCGAGCACCGGGGACACTCGGGCCCGTCGTGCAGCAGGTTGCAGGGTCCGCAGTGGTGTCGCTCGGTCATATCCAGTCCCTCGGGTTGTCGCCCAGCACCTTCTCGCTCATGGCCTGCTTGCGCCTGTACCCCTTGACAATCTTGCCGTCGATGGTGCCGGGGCACTCCAGGTCGATGTAGTGGACGCCGTGTCCGCCGTCGGCGACCGGGAGGGGTGCGCCGTCCTGGCCCAGGCGGTGGGTGCGGTCCTCCGACTGTTGGCGGGTGATCGCCGACCAGCCGTTGCTGTAGTACAGGGTTGTCTTGGCCGCCGTCAGCGTGCGGCCCTCCTTCAGGGCCTCCGTGTTGGCGACGATTGTGTCGTATGCCCTCGGGTCGTCCCTGGGCAGGTCCTGGAACCGCTCGACCACCTCGTTGCGCGCCTGCGTGCCGTCCCTGCCGTCGTAGCGCCCGGCGCGCAGCCCGAGGCGGCGGCACAGCGCCATGCCGTCGTCCACGTCCTCGGTGAAGCGGTTGAACAGGATGAAGCGGTGCGGGATGTCGGTGATGACCTGCTCGGCCAGCTTCTGCCGCGGGTTGGGGTCGAACCGCCGCATGGTCCCGTCGTCCAGCGGGACGGCACCGCACGTGATCTGCTGGAGCCGCAGGAGCTGCGTCAGGGCCATGCTGGCCGTGATCGTCCCGCCGTCGAGGTCCGCCAGAAGCTCCTCGCGCAGCTGGTCGTAGGTCTGCTGCTGTACCCGGGACAGGCCGTGCTGGTACTGCGTGTAGAGCTTGGGCGGGAGGTCCAGCACGTCCTCCTTGAGCAGGCGCGAGCTGTGCGACGCGAGGGCGTCCTGCAGCAGGTCCATGTTCTGGTAGCCGACGATGTTGGACAGGTCCAGGCCGCCCCGGGCCCTGATCTGGCGCTGGCGCTCCTCGCTCAGGAACGACTTGCCGACGATCCCGAACATGGCGCGGAACGTCGTGTAGGTCGTCAGGCGGTACGGGTGCCAGTAGGTGTCGTCCACGATCTTCATGAGCGTGTAGGCGTTGAAGGGGCTCTCCAGGACCGGGGTGCCCGTCAGGACGCGGCGGCGGGGTGCCCACTTCGCCGCGGCGATGACGCGCTTGGTCCGCTTCGCCGCAGGGTCCTTGGCGCGGTGGGCCTCGTCGCAGGTCAGCGAGCACTGGCGACGCTTCAGCAGGTGCTGCGCCATCTTCAGGCCGCGCTCGGTCATCAGGGCGTCGTAGCTCATGGCGACGAACGGGATGCGCTTGCCGTACAGCACGTCCTGCGCCGCGCGCTCGTGCCACTTGGTGTCGGCCCGGTCGCTCTGCCACTCGAACAGGGCGGCGTGCTCTCGCAGCTCGACCGGCATGTGGGTGGCCCACTCCTGGTGGACCCAGTTGGAGTGCACGCCGTTGGGGGCGAGCACCAGGTGGGCGTTGCACGTCCCGCCAAGCGTCCAGTAGGCCTGGTCGTCAATCGTGGGCCGCGTCTTGCCCGTCCCCTGCTCCCAGAAGCGGGCGTAGCCGGGCATGTCGCGTCGAGCCTCGTGGTCGTCCCGCTGGTGCGCGAACGGGGGCGGGGGTGCTGAGTTGCGGTACAATCTGGGGTCCTCGTCTTCTAGTGCCCTGGGCGGGTTTCGCGGGCTCGGCCGTCAGAGCCGCCCGGGGCGGGGTCCTTTGTGCCCAGGGGCGGGGCGGGGGTCAAGCCCCGGCTGGACGATTGTTAATTCCGATCCGGCCCCAAATTACCTGCCGCGACGAAAGTAAACATCCGTTCGCGTGCTAGGTCCACAGGTTTTCAGGGGTCCTGTTCTATTTCTCCTGAGAATAGAAGAAAGAGAATATCCTATGCCCCGGAAAACCCTCGATTTCACCGGCGACCCGAAACTACCTAGAGTAACCAGAGCGGCCAAGATGACCCCCCGCTAACCCCCTGAGCTACCAGGGTTATAGGGGGGCCTGGATGTTTACTTTCGTAGCGAATAGAAGGCCAGGCAGGACACCCGGACCCCCTCTGAGGTCAGCTCGCTGCCAGTCAGGGCCAGCGCGAGGGCGGCCCGGGAGGCGCAGACTGAGGGGGCGTCGAGGGTCGCGGGCGGGGGCGGCGGTGGCGTCGCGGTCCCGGGAGGCGCGGCGGGAGGTCCCGCGACGCAGGCCGTGAGGCCCAGGGCGACGGCGGCAAGGGCGGCCCTCACTGCTGGCCGTTCAGGGCTCGGGCCTTCGTGCCCGTCAGGGTCACGACCGGCTTGGTGGTGGTCAGGCGGCCATAGAGGGCGAACGCGAGCGGGACGATGACCATGGCGGTCGAGACGAGCTGGTCCTGCGTCACGCCAGTCAGCAGGCCGTACTTCTGCGCGGCGGTCAGGATCATCGCGGCGATGATGCCCAGGACTGTCTTGGAGGCGTACCAGGGCAGGGCGACCGCGTCGGCGGCGACCGCTGCCTCGCGCGTGGCCAGCGCGCCCTCGTTGGCCAGGTTGTTCTCGTCCATCACAGCTTCCTCATGCACAGCTCGCGCTCGGCGCGGCGTCTGGTGGTGAGCCCTGCGACCTCGCGCAGGACCCCGTTCACGCGGGCCTTGTTCCACGACAGGTAGGCGTCGCAGCCCGCCTGCCACTGGCCTGCGTTGAACCGGCGGGCCGCGGTCGAGCCGCACGCGGCGTCGACCCCGATGTTGTAGGCCATCGAGGTGAACGAGGCCCAGACCTCGTCGCGCCCCTTGAGCCCGGGCACGCAGCGCAGCACCCCCTGGGCGTAGCCCACCAGCCGCCTGTCCAGCTTGGTGTCGCACCCCTCGGGCGTCTCGCGCGGGCTCCTCGGCCCCACGTTCAGCGTCTCGCCGTGGCACTGCGTCCAGACCCCGGCGATGTCCCTGTATGGCGTCAGGTACTGTCGGCCGCCGCTCTCCTTCTCCATGACGAGGGGGCCGCACAGGGCTGCCATGCCCAGGCCGCAGGACGCCGCAAGGGCCGCCCACTTCTGTTTCACTGTCGCCAACCTACTTCTCCGGTGCGGGGGCCGCCCGGCGACCCTCAAGGAACCCCTGCCCGTAGGCCTCCTGCTGGAGGTGGGCGATGTGGTGCCGGGTGCGGCGCAGGCCGCCCCGGACGATGAAGATTGCTATGCCCAGCCGGGCGACGTTGAAGGACCAGCCGTCGAACGGCGTGTCCCGCAGCCAGAGGGCCGGGGTGGCCATGACCATCCCGGCGGCAATCAGGCTCATCGCCGCCTTCTCGATCGCGCTGTACTCCGACGCGCAGCAGAACAGCCGCTGTAGGATGTACGCGACGATCCACAGGCCCAGGGCTGCACTGGCCCAGGGCTGGAGGAACATCATGAGGCTCAGGGTGCCCTCGGCGCTCATTTTGCGTCCTTTCGCGGCAGTGGCAGGAGGTCGATCGCGTCCCCAATCTTGCCCACCACCTTCTCGATCAGGGCTGTCGAGGCCAGCCCCGTCAGGCAGTAGATCGCCCCCACCAGCTCGTTGTCTGCGCGGACGGCAGGCCCCAGGGTCCAGAGGACGATGAGGGGTCCGACGAACACGGCCAGGATCGTCCCCGACATGACCGTGAACGCCTTGCGCCAGGGCGTCAGCTTCTCGTTGCGCTGGAGGCCCAGGCTGACGATCGCGCCGCCGAGGCCGCCGAGGAACGGCCAGCCTATCTTGGCGATGGCGAGCGCCGCGGCGTGGAGGTCGTCACCGCTCATCGCGCTTGTTCCGGTCCTGCCTGCGGTCGCAGTACCCCCAGCACCACATGGCCGTGCCCACGACGACCAGCGTTGATCCAAGCAGCCACATGGCCGCGAATGAAGTCTCGAACACGCCCACTCCCAGTGCTGGCCACTGCCAGCAGCATGATGACGAACCACACGTTGAGCACGGCCTCGTAGGCCGCCTTGTCGAGCCCGGCGAGGCGGGCCCAGTGGGCAAAGAACTGCCCATAGTAGGCGTAGAGCACGACGGCCTTCCAGGCCCTCGGCCGCTGCCTCATCTGGTGCGCGACCAGCACGAACACCGATGCGTCCAGGGCTGGCCAGGCCCAGGGCTGGGACCCCGCCCAGGTCAGGTTGCAGAAGCCGCAGCTGAGCAGCAGCACCAGCCCAGCCACCCCCGCGTGCTCGCGCTCGCCGCGCGGCGCCGCCAGGGCGAGCGCCAGTGACAGTGCGGAGGCGCCGAGGTAGAGGGCCGTGGTCGGGTTCACTGCGCCTGCGGCTCACCCTTGGGCGTCCCACCGCTCTGCGTGGGCCCCGCGACCGGCCCCCACTCGATCCCGGCCCCCAGCTCGTTGGCCGCAACGAACGCCTGCCCGAGGAGGCTGTGGACCTGACCCAGGGCGGCCTTCGACGCCCCGTAGTCGCGCCGTGCAAGGGCGCCCTCTGCCTCGCGGATGGCGGCGCCGAGGTCGTTTGCGATCTGCTGGTTGTCTGACATTGGGGGCTCCTGCTGGGCCACCTGTACCCCGTCCAGCCTGCCGCGGCAAGCCCTAGACCAGCGACTTCACCTTGCCCTGGACCTCGTGCATGTCGAACTGGGCGGCGACGAACGGCTGCAGCCGCATGACCCCCCAGAAGATGCCCGAGTGGCGGTAGGGGTTGTCAGCAGCGTCGGGGCGGCGGACGATGAGCACTGGGCGGCGCTGCCACTGGAGCGCTCCGAACGCCCGGTTCCACCACAGCTCCATCTCGGCCTCGGTGGCCCAGGTGATCGAGAAGTTGAAGACGGGTGCGGCGGGCAGCTCGTCCAGGATCGAGACGCCGCTGTCCAGCGTGTCCGGCTCCGGGGCCTCGTCAAAGCCCCACGAGGTCGCGCCGTAGTCGGGGTTGTACTCAACCTGTAGGGCCTGACCCAGGGCCAGGCGGCCCGCTGACCTCGACAGGCCCGCGTTCATGCCGTAGGCGGCCACCTGCCAGTATCGGTACTGCTTGGGGTTGTTGAGCATGTTGAGGTACAGGTGCCTGTACCCCGCGTCGTTGTTGTTGGCAACGTCGCTGGTCATGACGACCGACCCGACGGGCTCGTTGGTCGTGAAGTCGGAGACGGTGGACCCGATCAGCTCAATGCGCTCACCCGGCCCCAGGTCCGTGTACAGCAGCGCGATCTGGTTGACGGTTATGGGTCGGCCCGCGTCAACACGGAAGTACCCCCCGCCCTTGGTGAAGACGGCGCGCTCCCCGGGCTGGTCGCTCACGAGGTTCGGCTGACCGGCGGCCCCGTCCGTCCCTGCGTAGCAGGTCAGGGGCGGGGGCCTCATGATCGTCATGTTGAATGAGTCAGGCATGCGTCACCACAGCAGGAGGGTGCCTACCTCGCGGCCGTCGGCGGCGACCGAGGACGACAGGCCAACCACGAGCACGTCGCGGCTGAGGTTCAGGGGTGGGTACTCGATGCGGGCGGTGGGGCACAGGCGGGCGAAGTCGATCCCCGCGGGTATGGGGTCCAGGGGGACCTCGATCAGCTGCGCCTCGCCGCTCAGCAGGGCAAGTATGTCGCTGTTGACCGCTGCCGCGCCCGCGGCCGTGCTGCAGTAGCTCTCTGCGTCCTCCTCGCGGGCCCGGGGGTGCACGGTCAGGACGCCGTTCAGCTGCCGCAGGTCCCACCGGAACTCCTGCGTCACCAGGGCTGCGCGGGCGGCGGTCGCGGCCACTCAGCTCACTCGGCGTCCGGCACCAGGTACTGCTCCCGTGCCTCCGGCTCAGCCCCGACGGCCGACTTGATCTCGCCCATCTCGGACCGCAGGTGGGACACGATCCGGTCGCCCCGGTTGTCGTCCTGGAGGTTGTGCCAGCCCTGGAGGTTGCAGAACGCAACCACCCCGGCGCCCAGCTCGCGGGCCGCGTCTGGCAGCTCGGCCCGGTTGGCCCAGATGAACTCACCGACGCCCACCATTCGGTCGACCGGGCCGGGGCTGCCGCTCAGCTCGCGGAAGCGCGGGCGCAGGCGCTCAGGGACCTCGGCGCCATGGTCTGAGCGGAAGTCCATGATGGCGTTGAGCACGTCGGTGACGCTGTCGAAAGTCTTCAAGGGTCGTCCTCCTGGGCTTGTCGCGGGCGGGCATACGCCCAGGGCGCCCGGCGGGCAAGCCGTCAGCGCCGGTAGTGGCTCGCGATCAGGTTCATGCCGTAGAAGGTGCCACCCCCGTTCAGCCGCATGATCTGCACCACGTAGGAGTAGCGCTTCGTGTTCGGCACGTTGGCGTCGATGAACGTCCAGCCCCGCACGTCGCGGTTGCCCCCCATGTAGAAGCGCGGCTCCCCGGGCAGGGCCACGTCGGCCTCCCCGTCGGCGCGGCGCACGACCCGGAAGGCGGCCTGGTCACTGCTCGACCCGCTCTGCTGGCTCTCCCAGTTGAGGTGCACGATCGTCATGCCGCCCGCCTGGCAGTCGGCGTAGGTTGCTAGCACCGTCACTGGAGGTTCACCGTCCCTGGGCGCACGCCACCGCCGCCGCCGCCGGAGCCGCCGCCGGAGCCGCCGGAGCCGCCGTTCGCGTTGTCGAAGTCAGTCCACGTGTTCTGGGGGTAGCTGGCCATGGAGCCGCCCATGGGGAAGTTGACCCACCCGGGCACCCCGACGGTGTTGGGGTTCATGTCCCCGGTCCCCACGGCGCTCTTGGTGGCGAGGGAGCCCTGGTTGGTTATGCCCACGGCTATCCCCAGTATGGTCTTGAAGTTGTCCTTCGTCGCCCTGGTGCCCGCCGCCTCAAGCAGGTACTCGTCGCCGAACACGATGTTGCCCAGGCCTGCTATGTTGCCGAAGTCAGTCAGGTATCCCCCGGTGCGGGACAGGCTGCTCAGCGTGGCGAGGGAGCCCTGGTTGGTTATGCCCACGGCCACGCCCAGGATCGTCTTGAAGTTGTCAAGCGTCGCCTTCGTGCCCGCCTTCTCCAGCAGGTAGTCGTCGCCGAACATGAGGTTGCCCAGGCCCGCCAGGTTGCCGAAGTTGGTGAGGTACTGTCCTCCATACGCGAGGCTGCTCAGGGTGGCGAGCGCGCCCTGCAGGTAGAAGCTCGACGCCACCCGGTTCTCGGTGATGTTGGCGCCCTTCTCCTGGGGCTCCTTCGCCCCAACCGTGCCCCCGCTCGTGTACAGCAGCTCGTCGGCGCTGTTGAGCGCCCGGCTGCCCGCCTGGATGCGCCCGTCGACCATGCTGAAGGACGCGAGGACGATCGACTGGTTGCTGCCGTCGGCATTGCCGTCCCAGTACATCTCAGCGGACGCGTTGCCCTCGCCGGCCCCGGCCATGCCCACCAGGACGTAGGCGCCGTGCGACCTCCAGTTGGTGGCCCCGAACCGCGACCGGCTCGCGCCGCAGCGGTACATGGCCGCGGGCAGGCCGCCGTTCATCCGGTTGGTGCGCGGCTCGTCTGAGCTGTACACGACGACGGGGGACCCCACTGGTATCCCGTTCATCCAGTTGGCCATGCCGGTCGGACCGGTGTTGCTGTCGCCCGCCCCGGACCCATAGTCAACGCTGCTGCCGTACACGTCGAAGTTGCGGCCCGTCCAGACCCTGGTGGCCCGGTTGTACCACATGACCGAGTAGCTGCGGGCGTAGAAGCCCCAGATGCTTGCGCCGTCGCCCCGCGTCAGACCCTGGGAGTACCCGGCGGGCGTGTTGCTGCCCACGGCGTTGCCCCGGGCCATGACGCGGTACGTGTCGGGCTTGCCGGTGCCGGTCACGTCGCTGCTGTAGTCGGCCGCATTCTTGGTGGCTAGGCCGCCCTGGTTGGAGATGCTGCTGGCGGTGTTGCGGGCCGTCTCGTCGGCGTAGTCCCTGGGCCGCTTGCCTATCCCGTCGTCACTCACGCTCGGCCACGTCGCAGTCAGGCCCAGGCGGGCGTCGTCGGTCAGCTGCGAGGTCTTGCTGACGCCGTACCCAAACTTGGTCCACACGGCGCCCTCGGCGGGGTCGACGCCGCGGGTTGGGTCCTGCCCGACGTGGAGCCACGTGTCGGCGCCGAACGCCACCAGGTCATAGTAGGCGTATGAGGTGCTGGCTGAGTAGGTGCCCCGGGGCGCGACCTCGCGCGGCGTCCGCACCTCGGCGAACGTCTGCACGCTCCAGGCCCTCCGGTAGCCCATCCGGCGGCGGTAGAATGGCGGGGCGGTGGCTCGGATCGTCGGGGTGGGTAGGATGTTGCCCCGCCCCAGGGCGAGCGTCGGGGCAGCACCCCTGCGCACGAGGCCAGCCGACATTGCGCCCGAGGCGGTCCACACGAGGTAGCCACCCAGCTTGAGCATCATGTCCTTGGCCACCTCCTCGTAGGTGGTCTGCTCCGACACGTAGTTGTCCTGGGCGTGCGCCAGGTTGGCGTCCAGCCAGTTCATGGTCGGGCCGTCGACGGCCACGCCCGCCCTGGTGCCCAAGTACTGCAGGATGGTGCCAATCTTCCCCGAGGCGGTCGCGTCCGACGACGCGTCGACCGTGAGCACCGTGATGGGCTCGCCGCCGTGCCGTCCCATGCCCAGGGCGTTGCACGTGTCGTAGAACCCGGGGGCGGGCGTGTTGGCCTTCAGCTCGGCATAGGTGGGGTAGTCGTAGCCGCTGTACTGGAGGGCCGAGCCCCCGTCGTACACGCCCCACAGCTTGCCGCTGCCGTAGTCGTGGTACTGGAAGATGCCCCGGGCCCTGTCGACGTACACCGGTGCGGCGTTGAGCACCTGCCCCAGCACCATGGGGCAGGGGGTGTTGGCCAGGTCTCCAGTGCCGTCGGCGTCGCCCGACCCGCTGTACAGGGACAGCATGTTGCGCGTCAGGGCGTAGCCGGGCCCGCGCAGCTTGACCGTGAAGCCCCTCTTTGTGGCCTCGACGGTGTCGCACTCGCCGTCAAACAGCAGCTCCATCTGTCCGGTGTCCTGGCCCCGCTGCCCGCGCCAGACGCGCGCCCGGCGGCCGTCCCAGGCCATGCCGGTGACGGGTGAGACGAGGTCGCCCGTCTGCATGCGCACGCCGATTGAGCCAAACTGCTGCGGCTGGTCGCTGAAGGCGCCGTCGAACGCCTGGAAGGTCCGCGTGTATGGCTCGCTCAGGCGGGGCAGCCAGTCAACGTCGTTGGCGCGCGTCCAGCCCGGGTCGCTGGAGTAGCGCAGGACCTGAACCACCCCGGTTGTCTTCAGGGCTGGCAGCAGCTCAACGAGGTAGGTGATCATCAGAAGGCCTGCGTGTTGAAGTTGGCCTGGCGGCCGCCCCCTCCATAGCTGCCCGAGCCCAGGGCATCAAGCCGCGAGCCGAGGTCGGCCGACATGCGGATGATCGCCTGCCCGATGGCGTTGCCGTTCTCCACCAGGGCGTCCGTCTGCTGTTGGACGGCCGCCGTCGTCGCGTCGGCCGCGCTGACGATGGGTGCGGTGTCAACCGCCTGCGGCAGGGTCGACACGTTGGCCGCCCCGCCGTCACTGATCAGACCGTCCAGCAGCCTCATGACGCGGTCGACCTGGGCCTGGTACGCCGGGGTGTTGCCCTCTAGCTCGCGCGTCGCGTCCAGAAGGGCCCGGCCCACGCTGTTCACGTCGTCATAGCTGACCTTCTGCCCCGAGGCCTTCGCCTGCTCGATCGCGCTGAAGGCCTTGTCCTGGAACGACACCTGCTCAGACAGAGAGCGGTTGCCCAGGGAGCCGCCGCGCAGCTCGTCGCGGAAGGAGCGGAGGGTGTCCAGCTCCTTGCTGGTCGCCTCCTGGATCGTCTTCAGGCGCTGGTCCTGGTACAGCTTCTCCAGGTTGGTGGTGTCCTCGCCGAACGTCTTGTACTGCGCCCGCAGGGCGTTGAAGCGGTCGTCCAGCTCGTCAAGAGCAGCCCCAACCGGGTCGGTCATGGCCTTGACCTGGCGGTCCACGTCCTTGCGCGAGGTCATGAACTCGGCCGCCTGCTCCACGGTGGCCGCGCCCGACGAGATTGCGTCAGCCACGCCCTTGCTCAGCCCGGTGAACACACCCTTGCTGATCGCAGTCTTCACGGCGAACTCAATCGCGTCCTCCTGGCTCTCGAACGCCTGCACGCCCGTCACCTTGCCCGCGCCGGTCGTGTCGACGCGGTAGGCGCCCTCCTTGTGGCCGGGGCGGTAGCCGACGGACACGCCGACGCTGCCCAGGCCCGCGCCCAGGGTCTTGGCCATGCTGTTGAGCTGGTCGGCAACGCTGCCCGCAAGTGCGCTGGAGGTCTTGTTGGTCGCCCCGCCCGTCCCCTTCGTCGCGCCCGCCTGGGCCACGCCGTTGACGACCTCGATGGTGGTCGAGGCCTGCTTGTTCTTCTTGAACAGGCCGCCCAGGACGGAGCCGACGGCACCGCCGATCGCGGCGCCGATTGGCCCGCCGACCAGCGAGCCCGCCATGCCGCCGAGCATGCTGCCGGTCGAGCTGGTCTTGGCCCCGAACAGGCCCGGCAGCATGCCGGACACGCCGCCGATCGCGGCGCCGCTCATGAGCTTCCCGCCGAGCACCGACCCCGCCGACTGCGTCTTGCCGTCCACGACCTTCTTCTGGATGTTGAGGAGGCCAGCCAGCTTGTCCGCGGCGCCACTGAGCGGGCCCTGCGGGCCGAGTAGCCTGCCGAGGCCGCCCTGAGTGCCCTGGGCACCCCCCTGCGCACGGACGCCCCGCCCCCCGAGGCCCAGGGAGCTGATGAGGCCGCCGAGGGCCGAGGTGACGCCCGCGGCCCCGCCGTCCAGCGACCCGGCAAGCTGGTTGGCCGCCGCCGTCACCTGCCCGGCCCCCGCGTCCATGGCCTGTGCCACCGGGTTGTCGTTCGCGGCCGAGGGGACGGCCGACACGAGGCGCTGCGCGGCCTCGGCGAGCGCGATGGCCGCCGGGGTGACGAGGTTGACCGCCTGGGCCGTGACCTGGGACTGGCTGACGCCGCCCTGGAAGATGGCGTAGGTGATCTGGTCGGACAGCTGCTTGCGCAGGATGTCCCCGAACGTCTTGACGAGGCCCTTGATGCTCAGCTTGCCCGCCAGGGCGTCGTTAATGCCCCCGCTGATCGCCTCGCGCATGCTCTTGCGTGCGTCGTCGGCGATGACCTGGAGCGCCCGGCGGTTCTCCTCCTGCTGCGAGATGGTGGCCGCCTCGATCCCGGCGAGCTGGACCGCGCGGCGGTAGGCGTCGACCTTCGCCGCGTCCAGCGTGACGCCGTCGCGCTTCGCCGCGTTCAGGCGCTCCTGCACCTTGACCTCGGCCTCAAGTGCGATGCTCTCGGCGGTCGCCGACCCATCGCTGCCCTTCGCCGCGTTGGCCGCGGCCTGGACGCGCGCGAGGGCCGCCCCCTCAAGGGCCTCCGTCGTGGCGTTGACGAGGTCGAGGTTGCGCTGGCGCTCGGTTGCCAGGCGCTTCGTCTCGTCGGCCTCCAGGGACGCCATGCGGACGGCCTGCGCGTAGGCGGCGAGCTTCGCCGGGTCCAGGGCGGTGCCGTCCCGCTTCGCCTTGTTCAGCTTCTCCTGCACTGCCGCCTCGGCGTCGAGCCCGGCCGCGCGCTGGTAGTCGCGGGCAGCGCGGGCGGCCTCGGCGAGCGCCTTGGTGCGCGCTATGCCCCCTGCCTCGGCCGCGTCACGCGCGTCCTCGTCCAGGGCCAGGTTGGCCTCGTTGGTTTGCCGCAGGCGGATGGCAGCCGTCAGCTGGCCCTTCTCGGCGTCGGTCAGGTCGCGCTTGAGCGTCTTCTGCGCCTGGAGCACGGCCTGCTGCCGCTCGCGCTCGGCAGTCGTCAGGGCCGCCGCCTGGGCCTCGGCCTGCGCCTCCTTCAGTATCTCCTCAAACGTCTGCTTGTGGGCGCCCTTCTTCTTGTCCTTGTCCTTGGGGTCAACCGGCTTGCCCACGGCGCCGAGGCCGCCCTGGTTGGCACGCTCGCGGTCGGCCGCCCGCTGCTCAGCCGCCCCGCGCAGGCCCGAGCGGTTGAAGGCGTCACTGATGCCCCGGCGGATGCGCCCAGGGACGGCCTCGGCCCCGCTGACCACGCGCTCGCCGCTGATGCCCGCCAGCGCCTTGCGCGCCCGGGCGGCACCCTGCTCGTAGGCGCTGGCCACCTTGCCCGCCGCCTCCTGGGCGGGTTTCGCCATGTTGCTGGCGGCCCCGGCGGCAACCTGCGCGGCCGGGCGGAACACGGACGCGATCCCGTCACCCAGGGTGGCGAACCACCCGCCGATCGTGCTGACGACCGAGGAGATGGGCGCCAGCATGCCCTGGAAGAAGCCAACGACGGCGCTCACCAGGCTGGACACGATGTCGTAGATGGCCTGACCGGCGGTCGCGAAGTAGCCGCCGACCTCGGAGGCCACCCCGCCCACGAAGGACGACACCTGCCCGAACACGTCGTAGGCCGCGTCGCGGATGCTGTTCCACACGGCCGTCACGGCCGCGTCGAGGGCGTAGAACACACCCTCCAGGCCCGCCTCCATCTCGGCGAAGGGGCGGATGATGTCCAGCGCCGCGTCGATCGCCGACACGACGAACGACCGCACCGAGCCGTACATGCCCTGTGTGGCCTCATCCCACGACGCCGCGATGTCGGAGAACACCTGCGCCACCCGGTCGCGGGCGGCCTCAAACGCCACCGCAACGTAGTCGCCGACGGTGGCAGCAGAGCCCTCGATGGGCTTGAAGGACAGGGCGGCCTTGCCTGCGAACAGCGCGATGGCGGTCAGGCCTGCTATGACCAGGCCGATGGGCCCCCCGATCAGGGCGAGCGCCGCGCGGCCCAGGGTCGCAGCCCGGACCAGGGCGGTGCCGAACAGCCCAGAGCGGGCGGCTGCGCCCGCCGCCGCGCCCTCGGCCGCCCGGAGCGCCCCGCTGGTCTGGGCCACGGCCGCGCTGGCCGCGACGACCTCAGCGGCCGCCGCCTTGACCCCTGCCCCGCCGATGCTGCCCCCCGCACGCGCCACCGCGAGGCTCGTCACCGCCTGACGCTGCTGGGCCAGCGCCGCCGCGTTCGCCGAGGCTGCCAGTGCCAGGTTGTCCGCCGCCAGCTTGCGGGCGGCCGCCCCGGCCGTTATCATCGCCGCGGCGCTCCTGAGCGCCATGGACACCAGCAGGCCGACGACGACGTTGCTGACGGTGCCCGCGTTGGCCGCCAGGGTGTCGAGCACGCTGCTGACAATCTCAAGGGCGCGGATCATCCCGGCGCCCAGGGACGTGTTGGTGTCGAACCCGGCGACCAGCTGCGCAAAGCTGTTCTTCACCTTCTCGAAGGCCTGGCCGAACGTCAGCGGGATCATGCTGGCGAGCTTCTCAAGCCCAGGGGCGGCCGCGACCAGCGCCTTGAGCACCTCACCCGAGGTCAGTTTGCCCTCGGCGCCGAGCGCGCGCAGCTCGCCCGTCGTCTTGCCCATGGCCTTCGCGATGGCCTCGGCTACCGCGGGCATGCCCTCCATGACGCTGTTCAGCTCGTCGCCACGCAGCGTGCCCGAGGCCAGCGCCTGCCCAAGCTGGATGATCGAACCCTGGGCCTCCTCGGCCGACGTGCCCGAGACGCGCAGGCCCGCTGCGATCGCGGACGTGGCTGCCCCAGCCATCATGGCCGCGCGGGCCCCGGCGATGCCCAGGCCGTTGGCGGCCTTCAGGTTCTTGGCCAGGAGGGTGGCGGTGGCGCCGTAGGCCGTCCCGTTGCGCTGCGCGATCTCATACGCCTTCGCCTGGGCCGCGTTGAGCTGCGCCTGCGTGTTGGTGGCCAGCTTCAGCTGCGCGTTGGCCTGCTTGACCGCGTCGGTGATCTGCGCGTACTTGGTGACCGCCGCGACGACCGCGGCGACCTTGAGGGCTCCACCCAGGCCCCGCAGCTCCTCCATGAGGCCGCCGACGCGGTCGTTGGCGCGGTCGGCCGCGTCGCCGATCGCGCCAACCTCACGCGTCGCTGCGCGGCTTCCGGCTGCCGCGCCTGACGGGTCGACTACTATCCTGATTCGGTAGTCTGCCACCCGGGGCTCCTGTGCTCGGGCGGGGGGCGTTTACCACCTCGCGCCACTTGTTGTCCAGGTCGCTGACCACGTCCCACAGCTCCTGGGTCGCGTCCTCGTCCAGGCCCAGCCTTAGCGCCTCGGCCATCACTTTACTATGGGGTATCGCGCCCCACACCCCAAAGCCAATACCGCGCTCAGTGGACAGGCGCTCGTAGGCCTCCTGCAGCCAGTCGTCGGACCGCTCAAGGGCGGGGCGGTCCAGCAGCTCAGGGACGGGGCGGCCCTCCTCCTCGCGCCTGAGGAGGACCTTCAGCCTGGGCCCCCGGTCGAGGTCCCAGGCCTGCCGCGCGATCAGTCGTTTTTTGCGTCGCCGGTCTCGTCGGTCGCGTACTTGGCCTCGTCGGTCGCCAGCTCGCTGACCGCGTCGTACATGCCGGGGTAGTCGCGGAAAAGCTCGTCCACAACCGGGTGCGCCTCGGGGCCGTCCTTGGCCGGGTAGCGCTCCTTGAGGGTCGGGTGGACCGGGTCAAAGCCCAGGATCGTCGTGCGCACGAACGTCATGCGGTTGAGGCGCATGACTAGGTCCGGGTCGGCCGTCCCGTTGTCGAGCTGGCGGCGCTGCTTCTGCGTCATGCGGCCCTTCAGCTCGCGCTCGACGCGGATGATCTTGGCGTTGTTGGAGCCACCGAACCGGGCGACGCGGAAGCGCATCAGCACCTCGCCCGTCTCTGGGTGCTCCACGTCGACCGTGACGCCCTCCTTCTCCTTCGCCGAGGGCTTGAAGACGGCAAGCGGGTCGCGCTGGTCGGTGGGGGCGGCCTGCGCCGCCCCGGTGTCCTGGGTGATGTCGTTCACTTCTGGGTCGCTCCTGGGTTGTGCGGCGCTTACGCGACGCGGGTGATGTTGAAGTCGGTTGCTGAGGTCGGGTCGTAGGTCGCCGTGAACTCGATCTGCACCATGATGGTCTGGTTCTCGCCCGGGATGGGCTTGCCGTAGTTGGTGGCGCGGCACCGGCCCCAGTTGAAGTTGATCTGCGAGGTGGCGTCAGGCGTCTTGAAGCCGAACGACACGGCGCGCACCGGGTCCGCCTTGAACCGCTGCAGGGCCTCGTTGCTGGCGAAGAACAGCTCGGCCGTGATGGTGGTCACGCGCTTGCCCCAGCTCACCGACCGGGGCGTCTTGCTGCCCAGCTTGGCGTCCTGGCGGCCGTTGTTGGTCATGTCGAACGACACGCTTCCAACGTCCAGCTGCGCGGTCAGCCCGCTGTCGGTCAGGCCGGTGAAGTCGACACCCGCCAGGACCGGCGTGGTGCCGGGCTGGACGTAGGTTGCCGTGGTCGTGATCGCGGTCGCGTCCTCGGTCTGGAGGCCCAGGACGGGGAACGTGACGTCAACCATGCCGTCGGTCGTCGCGTTGAGCGTGAAGCCGTTGAGCAGGCAGCCGCGGAAGCGGTTGTAGAAGGCGCTGCTGCCCTCCATCGTCCGCTCCTCGACAACGATCAGCGACTTGGCCACGCCTGCCTTGAGCTGGTTGGACACCCACGAGCCGCGCAGGGAGATGGCCAGCAGGGCGTCGAACTCCGCATCGCGGCTCAGCTCCATGGCCAGGGTGCCGGTCGATCGCTCGGCCATGCGGCGGACCTCCTTCAGCGAGGCGTCCGGGCGGATGACCTTCGACTGGGCCGTCTCAACGTCCGGGTCGATGTCCTCGCTCACGAAGTTGAGCAGCTGCCAGGCAATGCCCGAGCCCAGGGCGGCGGTGGGGTTGGCGTCGATGGCGTAGGCCAGCTGGACGTCAGAGGTGTCTGCCATGTGTCACTCCATCATGCCGTGGCTGGCCGTAGGTCTGCACGCCACCCTATAGTAACCAGCTGTCGATTAAAAGCCCCCTGTCGGCTCAGGCCCGCGATCGAGGGCGGCCCGCAGCGGACCCGGCTGTGCCGGAAGGCCCGCCACTTCTTCGACACCGCCGACGCAAGGCGCTCCCCTGGGCCCAGGCCCATGTCGCTCGGCACGAACACCTGGACCAGGATCGTCCCGCGTACCTCCTCGCGGGTTCGGCCGACCGTGATCGCCGCGGCGCCCGCCGACCGGATTGTGGTGCGGTGGTAGGGGACGGGCGGGTCAGGCTCTGCCTCGTCGTCCTCCCAGAGCTGCAGCGCCACGACGGGCGCCGCGCCCAGGGTCGTCAGGGCCGCCCCGCTGGTCATCCAGTAGGTGCGCAGGGCCTCGATGAAGGCTGCCTCGTTCACGACTCCCTCCCCGGGTTGAGGCCCAAGGCGGCGAGCGTGTTGGCCGTCATGCCGTCGGGTGCCTGGCGGCTGCTGCCGTCCTCCAGCTTGCCAATATACGGGAGGTTGTTGGTCAACGTGACCTGAGCGTAGCCCTTCTGCTGAGCGATCACCGCCCCGCCCCGGGCGATCGTCCCGCCCCCGCCCTTGTCCTCGCTCTCCACCTCGCCCGTCTTACCCGTGCCGACGTCAGCCTGCCAGTTGGCTCGGGCGCGACCCGTATC